CATAACACCACTGGTGATTGCACCAGTGGAGATGGTGCCAGCAGTCGTGCCATCGGTGGTATCTACACCGTTCCCAGATACGCTATATGAAGAACCAATTCTTGTTGCTTGAGTAGCAGCAGAGTTGACAGTTAATTGTACACTGGAGCTCAATTTATGTGTAAGATCGGCATGTGCGGGTGCCGCCATCAGAATCATACCAAAAAGCAATGCTAGCTTTTTCATATCGTAGATAGAACTATCACGGCTATTTAGCAAAAATAGGACGAGAGGGACTTGAACCCTCACGATCGTAGTGATCAACAGATTTTAAGTCTGGTGTGTCTACCAATTCCACCACCGTCCCATATCGGAGTGACAGGATTCGAACCTGCGACCCCCCGCTCCCAAAGCGGATGCGCTACCAAACTGCGCTACACTCCGTAATCTAAGTATTCCTCATAAGGAACAAGGCACATTGTTTTGTTGTTGTGCTCAAACATAAAAGTAATGTTTTCACGATGGCAAAGATCAACGATAAACTCAAAATGTTCTTCGAGTTCTTTACTCGTGATATTGATAGGTGGGTGGGTGGAAGTGACAGTATTCATTGAACGTAATTTTCATTTCTTTCCAAGATAATCCACAATGCTCTGCTGCTTTTGGAACATTCCACTTAGCAGTGAAGAGTTTCTCCATTGCTTCTCTAGTCTTTGGTCTCATACAGTAACTGGGTCCAAGTAATAAAGGTTTGCTTCGTCATCTTCCAAAGCATACTTTACGACAGAGAGAACGTCCATGAATTGTTCGGTCGTTTCACATGTCAAGCTTTGCTCCTCACCAAGGTTGCTGAACATTTTGAAAGACTTGGAGCATACGTCAACTAAGACGCTTTCAACATACTCTTCGGTATCCATGCTGTTGCCTCGGTTACCCTGATATTATAGCACAGATCAGTCACCAAGACCAACCAGGTTTAAGAAAGTATCCAAAAGACCCATACCACCCTTGGTTTTAATATTAGTATCTTGAGCTTTTAATTGAACATCAAATCCTTGCACATTAACAGATCTGGTCATATCATTACCAAGTTGAATCTTCTGTGCCAATACACTGAAAGTACCAGGTGTTTCAATAAAAATATTCTTTCCTTTAAGTTGTAAGTTTCCTTTATCAGCATTAATTGTGATGCTACCTTTGGAAGCATAGATTCTAATGTCAACACCATCGGGTTCATTCTTAGAACCACCAACAATCTCAGTTGTTCCTTCGTTAGTAATTCTCAGAAGACCATTGGCAGCTAAACTCTGTGTGAAAATACTACCATCTGGAGTCTCACCGATGATCTTAAACATCTCGGGTCCAGACTGACCTTCTTGTGGATTGTTTACGTCAATCTTGAAAGACTTTGATCTAGCGTCAACGTCTCTTTTGCTATAATCTTTTGACATTATTCGATACAGTCGATGACTTCTTGAAGTTGTTTCTCTACTACAGGCAGAGAATTGATAAGTGGTTTGATTCTTGCACCACTACCAGTCTTTGTATTTACATTAAGAGCAGGAAGTTCATTAACAGGAGTGACTCTATTAATCCTTGCATCTATAATTATACCATCTTCGATGGTGAGATCAAAGCCATCTAAAGTATCATCATCACCAAATCCAGAACCACCATTTTCAATGACGGCACCTACAATACCAAGTGGGATGTCTTCATCTACTGGATAATTTATACCACTAGAGATCATGGTAATAGATGTTACCTCACCCTTCTCATTAATATTTGCCTTAGCAAAGGCACCTCGTCCCAATCCACAACTATCACTGATAGTAACAAACGGTGCCGTCTTATATCCAGAACCTCCACTAAGAAGATCTACACCAACAACACTACCAACCTTACTAACTACGTCGCTTAGTCCCTCAGTGTTATCAACAATTCCACCAAGAATTGCTTTACCTGCTGCACCTACACCTCCACCACCAAAGATGGTTATCTTAGGTGCTCCACATGCTAAAGGATTGCCAGTGTAGCAACTACCATTAGCGTTTACAATGCCACTATCATTAAGAGTTGTTCCATCACCAAAGATATCCCATTGACCAAATTGTCTTTGGAAATCATTGGATAAGTTTGAAGCACCCTTCGCAATACTCAACTTAGCTAAGATTTTACCAACATCGGGTGGTTCTTCCTCATCTTCTTCTCCTGTGCAGAATCCACCACCAACAAAGTATCCTTTAACAGTTGGGCAGTTCTTAGACTCATTGCATTGAAACAAACCACCAATGGCACTGATAGCATCAACGGCACCCAGAAGAAAATCAACAATCTTAAAAGCAGGAGAGATGATTTTATCAAGTGGTCCTAGAAGTGCCGTTACACCATCAGCAATTTGATCAATGATTGGATTAATAAATGCACCCGTAAATTGTTCTGCAGCACAAGAAGCGAAGTTTTGAATCTCACCAACCATATTGGAGAGAAGATCAACGGCAGTATCAAACAAACCACTAATGATTTTATTCATCAGACAAACCATGCCTTTGATGAGTGCCTGAACTGCTGGTTTTAGAGCAACAATAGATGGCAGTGCCAATCCACCAGTGGATGCTAAAAGTGATGCAACTCCTTGTTGTATTAATTCCTTTAACTTCTCCGTCAGTCTATTCATCAAAGATCCGACCAGCAGACCTCCTAACTCCTTCAGAATACCTGCGGCTGCTTGTACTTCATTTCCAATGTTTCCAGCAAAAGCAAGGACTTTCTTCGCATCTTTCAGAAAGTTCTTAACAGTATTGGTAATCTCACTTACAGGATCAGTTTCACAACCTGCAACTTTTACACAAGTTCCATTGGATTGATTATCGTCTCTACCAAGGCTGGGGTTTTTACCAGGATCATATTCACCCTCTGGGCATAGATATAGTAAAGATGCTGTTGACATAACGTTATTTATGCGGAAGATCTAGCATTATTTTGTCTATACTGTTGCACAGCACTTTTTTCTCTCTGAGTTTCTGCTATTTGAGACGCTCCACCCTTTCCACCAAAGTTTCCCTTTGTGGGTTGTGTTGTCACACCACCCTGATCACCACCAGATGCTCTCGTAAGATCTTCTGTCTTAACATAGTCATTGTATTTAATGAGAGATGTTCTAGCTAAGACACCAAGAATGACTCCAGTTTGATTTGCAGGAGAGTCAGTATGTAAACCAAATACCATGTCTCCATCACTGAGATTTACAGATCTCATTCTTTCACCATCTCCAGAACTTGCTGTCAAAGGAAGAACACAATCAAACATTCTCAATTTCTGAGGTTCTTTGATAAGCGAAGGATCATCAATACCAACCCTAAGGACACGGTATCTTACACCATGTCCCTCTTGTTTGACGTTTTGATTTTCGTCAACAACTATCTGACCAAAGAAATATGATGGATACTTGTTCATCAATCCTCGTAGATTCTACACTCTAGAGCTTCTGGATTTTCATCACAATACATCTCAAAAGCACTGGGATCATGATGATCCTCTGGATGTGCCTCATGATATTTCTCCAGATGTTCTAATTCATCTGCAGTATGACGACGTTGTTGTGGTGAAAGTGTTGGATCTTGAAGGATTTCTTTATCCTTTTCGATATGATCTTCAATAGATTTTTCCATTAATTTGCCTCTTTTCTTTTTTGATCTCTTACCAAAAGTACAGAAGAATATGCTCTCTGCATATCAAAAGCATGACAGACAGCGGCTACAATATATAGCCCAGCATCGTCTGAGTCAATAATACCATCTTCAAATGAACACTCTGTTCCTTCCTCCTTTCTTTTAATATCCAGTTTAACAGAACTACCTGCAATTAGGGAGGTATTACAGGGAACCGACATACTGATCATTTCACCAAACAGACCAGTATATCTTGCTTTTGCAACTGCCTTTGAATCAAATGGGTTGTTTGCAGACTGACAAATGTCCTCTGGGAGTCTATAAAACATACCATAGTTCTCTAACTTAGTAGCACCCCAAGCTTGTTTTCCAAAATCGGCAACATCTGCAACCTTTACAGATCCGTTTTCAAAAGTGGTGAAATTGGTTTCAAATGTTATTGGTCCAGTTGCAGCCCAGTCATATGTAATGGGGTCCATCACAATAGGATTCACAGGACGAGATCCATCACTTCTATTTTGATTCTTTATGATCCAGTTATTTGTCTTTTTAGTAATACTAATCACTGTTCTTGATGCGAGATCAAGATTATCAATACCTGGATTTATTCCATTATATTGATATTCATATGGTTTTCTTTCAATAGCAGAATTTTTACCACTCATACCTTCTTCTATTAATCTATCAATAGATTTGAAGTGGTGACCAAATTTTGTTTGGTAGAAGAAAAAACCAGCACTCTTATTATATGCAGACTCGGATGCTATTCTCATAATTGATGGGAAAGTATCATCTTTCTTTTCATCACCAAAACTGATACTAAGAGTATTAGTAGCTTGATCTATAAATTCAATATCTCTATTGAAGTTTGCTTTGAAAACTGTATTTGCAATTTGTGAAGCGGGACCTTTTTTCTCACCCTTGATTTTATTTACATTTTCTAAAGTTTCTTTCCAAGAACTCTCTAATTTTAATCTAAAAGCCTCTGCAGTTTTACTGGAAGATCTATTATCAGGTGCCTCAACATACATCTTGATTTTTTGAAGACCAGCATTCTTATCATCATTATTAGCACTAACAAAATCCTTGACGGTGATTGTGACAACCTCACCACCAGCAATGTATAGTTGTTCCAGCAATTTAATGTTGGAGTATTGATTCAAAATTGCCATAGTGGCAGTTGTATTTGGTGATAAAACAGTTTCATAATAATAAAACTCAGCAACAAAAGGTGTCAGATCAAAGTCTGCCACATCTCCAACTATCTCGGACTTTGAACCATTCTGAAGCTTATATCTTGGTGTAATTGTAATCTTTTCGATTTTACTGCTAGTTACTGGATTGTCCATTATTCGAATGTATCTCCTGGAGTTACGCTTCCATCAACACTGACTACTTCAATTTTAATTGTAGAAGCAGCAGCAAAAGCTGCAGCCTTTTCTTTATTTCTAATTTTTGAAACATCAATTGGTATTTCTCTATCTATGGTAATTTTTTTCTTGGGTGACTCGGATGCCAAAGTATCTGCTCTATCTATCGTGGATGATCTATCCACTTGCATAGAAGCAGGTAAAGCTCCATCACTTGCAGTGGACCCAGCGGCACCGTGAGCAATTAATACTCCACCACTACCCATAATTTCTGCCATTCTACCACCACTACTGCTCTTGTCAGTAATAAGATCTCCAGTAGTAAGTGGGAATACACTGGCAGTTCCTGGTTGACCTGGAATTGTTAATGGTTTTCCTGGTTCTTGCTCTTGAATATCAATACCACCTTGTGTTCTTCCTGGTTGAGTATGAGCAATTTGTTCTGCATTAATTAAAGATCTCAGTTCTGAGTCCGACATTGCTTTGGTAGCATATTTTTTCACGTTACCAAAATAAACTGTGGATCCTCTTTCAAGCATTAATCTAACTGCTTTGAATGCTACTGCCCTGGCTTTTGCATAACCTTGTGCGTCATTTGTTGGAGGACTTAAGTGGAAGTGTGTAGCATACTCACCCTCTCTACCAAAACCAGAACCACCTTGAATGAATCCTTTTCCACCAATCATTGGTGTCACTGGCAATACTGGAGGTGCTTTACTTGTTTGTCCTTCACCAGGATCTTGTCCACTTAGTTGAGCATATTCCTTTACCGTAGACTCGATGGCTTCATCTTCTTTCATTCCACCTTTGATCTTCTTACTGGCATCTGTATGCATACCAATAAGACCCATAATCATATCCTTTGCTCTTTCAGGAAGATCCTTAATAAATTTCATGATCGATTCGATCATTCCACTGATCATGTCACGAACTTTTGTTTCTTCACCTTCACCAAGATCTTTGTTCTGAGTTATCTTACCAAAAAGTGATCCTACTGCGTTTGAGATATTAATCGCAAAACTCTTTACTCCACCAAAGAATCCATCCAACTTCTTCATGAACTCTTTGGCTTTTGACATGAATGTCTTAACTGCCTTTATGATCTTTGGCAGTGCCTTAAGCATCCAACCAAGAAGAGTGAAACTAAAGAATAAAACAATTCTATTGAGGAATCCACCAAGTCCACCAGTGATAGGACCGTCTAACGCTCTTTCTGGTTTGCCAAAGTATTTCTTAGAATTGAATGATCCAGCAGCTTTGCCTTGCTTCTTTTCTAGTTGTCCTTCACGTTCTTCCTTACGTTTCTGTTCCTTTAACAGACCCTCTTGAAGTTTTAATTGTTTTTGTGATTTCTCAGTTGTTTTTCTATTATTAAGTAGAGTTTTGCGGATAGCTCCTGTGTTTTTACGAACAGAACCTAAGCTATTCGATAATGATGTGAATACTTTTGCTTCTATTAACATATCACAAGACTCCTAAAAGAATATAAGTGCTCTTAGCATATTGCAAGAAGGCATTTTCCGTGTCAAAGGGAGAAATTCCTATACCATCAACAGGAACTGCTGCGATATCATCATCAGATTCAGTGGCAACAGGATTAATATTGAAATTAAACTCAATGTCAGAGACGGTGTTTGCCAAATTATTAAATTGTTCGGTAACACCTGCTTTGAAATTGTCCATCATTGAGACGACGTTCTGCAATGGTGTCTCTACCATATCACCAACAAAATTCAGTCCTTTTCTTATGACAAACGCAGTTTGAGCTTCTGTTAAAGATTCTGGGAATAACTGATCTGATGTAATCCCAAGCTTAGTTTTCAACATCTCCTGCTGCTCGGGATTCAACTGATTGAACATTGTAGAAACAATATTCCGAGCGTGCTTCATGTTATTCTGCTCTGCAGATGCTTGACTCTCTAGGTATTTGATGTAAGATTCTCTTGTGTTGAATCTTTTACCACCCTCTCTTCTAGAAGTAAAGGTTGCTTGAGCTCTGACTCTTTCTATATCTTTTTGTTTTCCTTCAAAGGCATTCTTTGCTCTATAGTATTCCTTATAAGCAGCACTAATTCTATTTCCAGTTAGTTGATCCGTGATATCTTTTCTCTGTTTTTCGGTGAGACCAGCGAGTGCTTTCTGTTCTTTGATTGCCTCTCTATTAACCTGCTCCATCTCACCAGTTTCTACAATTTTCCCATCCTTATCTTTTCTATAGGTTTTAAACTCTTCATCAAATTTGGTGGCGGAACTTAACAATGTACTGATGTCAGTAGCACTATAAAGTTTATCTCCTATCTTGTAGAACTGATCATAATATTTTTCTCCCTTAGTAGCCGTTCTCGGGTTACCTTGTACCAACTCAAGACCAAATTTTCTGCCCGTCGCAGCTTGTTCGTTCAAAATCCTTCTAACTCTTTCTCTTGCTCTTTGACCAGGATCTAATCCATCCATTCCTCTCTCAAAGAGTTCCATAAGACCTACACCTGCACCAACAGCAAGCAAAGCCTTCCAAGTTATGGGATTAAGTAGAGCACCCAGAACAATTGGAATAGTTCCAATCAATGTTCCCAATGCGGTGAGTAATAATGGCAGACCAAATTGCAGAGCAGCAATGACACCACCAATGATTGCCAATGTCTTAAGAATTTTTGGGACCCACTCTTTTAATTGTTTTTTCTTCTTTTCACCATCCTGATCAAACCACTTCATTACACCCTTCGAGAACCATCCTATAAAGGTGATTGTAAAGAATTTAATGAATGGTTTTAGAAAACTAAAAAGTCCACCAGTAATCTTCTTGGCAGTATTTTTTAATCCTCTTATAATATTTTTTCCTACCGTTTTAGTGGTCTCAATCGCATTTTCAGCACTAGCTTTTGCTGCACTCTCTCTTTGTATTCTCTTTTCTCTCTGTTCTGTTTGCTGTTTCTTGATAGTGAGAGCGTTCTGCTGTTGCAGTAACTTATTAATTGATACTAAGTTTTTATTGATTGCATCTACCGTCTTCAAAAGAGTCGTAGTGTCTTTTGGAGAAAAACGGCGCATTCCTTTAAACGATGCTGCTCCACCAGATGTGCCTCGTCTAAAAGAACTTGCCGTAATTGCCATTATGCTGCGCCGTTAGCCTGTTGTTGTTTTAACTTTTCATCTTCAAGATATTGTTGAAGCAACGTAATGTAAATCTCCCTCTCCCAAGGGATCATATCTTCAAGCTCCGTCAAAGAGTATTTATGGTGCTGTATCAAGGCAAAGTTGATTTTATAGTATGACTCAAGATTTTCATGAGCCATACCTAGCTGAAAAAACTTGCTAACCCTTCAAGAACAACATCACTTTCAACACCTGTATTTGGATTTCTAACCTTCACAGTATGAGAAAGTTTTGGCATTGTAGTAAAAAACTTTTCAATAGACTGGAATTGAGTAGATCCTAAGTTTTCAATAAATTCTACCAACTCTTTGTGTGTATGGTCAGTGCCAGCCCAAGACTCTTCTTCGGTATAAATTTGATCAATGCAATTAGCGATCATGTCAAAAGACTGTTCGATTTCCGCATCACCCTCGACAAAATTACTCTTGACAAATTCATTCAAAGATGGATATCTCATCTTCATGAAATATTGGTCATCTAATTGAACAGTGGTACTATGTTCTGGATCTTTTTGAACCTGAATATCACTTAGAGCAATTGTCACGGGAACCTGAGTGTCATTATCATCAGGACATGTCAAGAGAACATCCACAGATTCACCAACAGACTTACCACGAATATTGAGAAACAGATACTCAATATCAAATGTAGATAGTTTTTCTACTTTAATACCTCTTGTCAAGATACAGTTTGAAATTACCTGTTTAACTGCTGTGGCAATTTCTTTTAAATTTTCACTCTCCATCGCAATGATAAGAAGTTTCTCTTCCTTGACCAAGAAAGGTCTATATTTTATCTTCCTATCAGATGAGGGTAAAGTCAACTCATATGTAGGAGCATTAATCTTTGGCAGTGTCATAACAAACTCAAAGTTTTATTTTTTTTATTTATTCATCTTTTTTGAAGGTAATGAACTCACCTCTTTGATTGAAAGCTTGTCTCAATGACTTGGAATAACTATCCATTGCACCGAAGATATATCGATCATACTCAAATGTAACAGTCACTTCTAATACTCTAGACGCATCATAAGAGACCTGAGTAGATGCAACGTTCTTTGGATATGCGCCTAAGAAATTATATTCAATACCATTCTTGTGATCTCTGTCATATTTGATCAGTCTCAGTCTATCACACTTATAGGCATCTGGATACTTAACTCTATAATAGTAATTCTTTTGATCAAAATCAACACCATCGGTAGTATTTGATCCACTCAAAATAAACTCTTGCCAAAGTTCAAAAAACTTCTGAACTCTGTATTCATAGTCAACATAAAAACGCATTGTTACAGGTTGAAACTGTCTCCTGTAAGCAAAGTTTTCGGTTACACCTGGAAATTGATCTCTGGCAGGTGCAGAAGCAATTTGTGTGCCAGGGATTTGTGCCTGACGACAGTATTCACCTAAGTCCCTTTTAATAAAGTCTGTTGTTACGCCACGTTGTCTCAAGTAAGTAGACAACTGACCAAGTGCCTCAATTCCTTCAAAACGAACTTTGTAGTGAGAGGTCTGAGCTACTCTGGCAAAGTTAGCAATGAGATCATCTGTGGTTTTTGGTTTTATGTTCTCTCTAAATGACACAATAAATACCTCTGGGACTTTTTAATAATATCATGTCGTATAGTGGTAAATATAAACCTACCAATATAGAAAAATATAAAGGGGATCATCGTAACATTATTTATCGCAGTTTATGGGAACGTAAGTTCATGGTTTACTGTGATACTAATGAGAAGATTTTGGAATGGGGAAGTGAAGAACTGGTGATTCCCTACAAGTCCCCTCTTGATAATAAATGGCATAGATATTTCCCCGATTTTTATATCAAATATGTTGACAATCAGGGGAATGTCAGAAGGTCAATTATTGAAATCAAACCCAAAAGGTTTTGTGAGGCACCTAAGATTCAATCTAGGAAGTCAAAGAAATATATCTATGAAGTGACTGAATATGCCAAAAACCAAGCAAAATGGAAAGCGGCAAAAGAATATTGTGAAGACCGTCGTTATGAGTTCAAGATTCTAACCGAAGATCATCTAAGGGTATGAACAGGATTCAACAATATGAAGATAACTTCATTGGATTAGAAAACAATGATGATATCATGCTCGCCCTCATGGAAATTCTGGATGTTCAGGAACTAGTTCCCGAAGTAGGTAAGTTCTATACTTATGTTTACTCTCCCAAAACACCCAACATTGAATATGATGAGTTTCCTCTCATCGCATGTATGGAGATTACATCTTGGGGTTGGAAAGGTCTCAACTTTCATTGGGGAAAGATGAGAAACTATACCTTTGAAGAAGTTCAAGGTCAACTATACGAAGTCTATCCCGAAGAGATGGATAGTGCTCGTGCTCTTGGTTATGGCAATTTCAAGATAAATAGGTAAAAAGGTTATGTCGAGAGAACCAAATTTAGGTGAAACTCCAAGAGAAAGGGCAATAAGACTGGCTAAAGAAGCTCAGACGAATAAGCCAGCTGCAGGTGGTGGTAATGGAGGAAATGGTGGAGCAGGAGAGACTAACCAAGGTAAAAGAAAAGTTAAAAGTTTTAGATATCCCACAGATACTCTAACAGAGACCAGTGACTACATGCAAATTCAGGTGGTAAAGTATACTCCACCTGGAATTGGTCTTCAAGGTGGTGATGCAGTAAATTCCCTTAAAATTGGAGCGGTATTCACAGGGGCAGCAAATAATAGTGAAGTATCTAATAGAAAGAGATCAAAGGAAAAAACACTTGCATTTATTCAGTTACCGATTCCAGCAAAAATAGGTGATAGAAATATTGCCTCTTGGAATAATGGGCAGATGAATGCCGTAGCTCAATTTGCAGGAGGATTTGTTAATGAATTAATGGCAAATCCATCTGGATCTCTAAACCCGCTGGATTACCTTAGAGAAGGTCTTACAGCGATACAGAATGCTGCCAAAGGAATAGCGGGTAATGCTGGTGGGTTAGTAAATCTTGGTCAAGATTTTCTAACTAACATGGCAATTAATATGATTCCTGGAGCCAATGTTAGTTTTAACGAGTTTCTGGCAAGAAACAGAGGAGTCGTAGTCAATCCAAATATGGAGTTCTTGTTTAATGGACCTTCCTTAAGAAACTTTGGATTTATGTATACCTTTGTTCCCAGAAACCATAAAGAAGCAGAGGAAGTAAAGCAAATTATTAGAACTTTCAAGCAGGCAATGTCTCCAAGGTCCAATATTGATGCCTTTGGAAAAGATCAACTTTTTGGTGGGTTTTTGCAGTCACCAGACGTTTTCAAAATCAGATACATGTCTGGAAACAAAGAACATCCGTTTTTGAACAAATTTAAGTTCTGTGCAATGACACAGTGTGAAGTTCAATATAATGGAGCTGGTCAGGGTTATGTGTCATATGATGATGGCACACCTGTTGTTATAACAATGCAGCTAGCATTCACTGAATTGACACCTGTTTACCATGAAGATTATGATTCAGAGTTCGGTAGAGGAGGTGTTGGATTCTAATGGCTTACTTTAAATTTTTACCAAATATTGAATACTTATCACCACTTGATAGCCCCAATAATGACGCTAGAGTCACCGCTAAAAATTTATTTCGTAGAGTAAAATTAGTTGATAATGCTAACATTTTAGATACCGCATATCTATTTGATAAGTATATCATTGAAGAGGGAGATAGACCTGACAATGTTGCACTGAAAATCTATGGTAATTCAAACTTTGACTGGTTAGTTATCTTTAGTGCTGGTATCGTTCACCAAAGAGACGAATGGCCTCTTTCTAGTCAGCAGTTGTATGACTTTGCAGCAGACAGGTATGGAAATGATCTCAATGCAATCAAGTATTATAGGACTACAGAGGTCAAAGATTCCAGTGGTCGTTTGATTCTGCCCGCTGGAAAAGTTGTGGATAAAGAATTTACGATTCCAAATCCTGATCTCACAACATCAATCCTAAATCCTGTGCAGGGAGTGACCAATTATGAATATGAGTATGAAGAGAACGAAAAGAAGAGAGAAATTAATCTAATCAAACCAACGTATAAACAGAAGATCGTTTCAGAACTTGCAGGTATTCTGGAATATAAACCAGACTCTTCTCAATACATTAATTCTTTCCTGAAGACTACAGAAAACATCAAGAAAAAATCCCCCTGATTTCTCAGGGGGATCAAGGGTCAGAACTCTGCCAGTTTTTGGAAGTAACTCAGAGTATCATCCTCTTCTTCAGTAGTAGAGGAACTCAGAGAACTCAGTTCGTCTTTCAAGTCTTGAGGGACAGGATTGGACTTCTCAAAGTTTGGTGAGAAATTTCCACGACCTTCACTTTCGTCCTCAAGTTCTTCATCCTGAACACGACGAGTAGGAGTATTACCAAGAACGTAGTTCAAACGCTTCTTCAGGTCTTCATAGGACTTGAACTGCTCGGGAGCAGTCAGTTCTGCAAGACTATACTCTTTCTTCCAGATCTCCTCCAGTTCGGAGTCATCCAGATCACCAAGGGTGCCAGCACGGGCAAACTCACTGGAGTCATAGTTCCAGTAACCTGCGACCTTCTTGATCTTGATCTTGAAGTCTGCACCTGCCCAGAAGTCGAAGGGGTTGATGGGATCTTCGTCTTCAAACTCAGGTTGCATGGCAGACATGACCTTATCAAAGATCTTCTTACCAAACTTGTAGAGGAACACCTGTCCTTCGTTGTGAGGATTGGCAGGATCCTTCACGACATAGATGTTAGCATAGTAAGAGAGTTTGCGCTTCTGCTTACGGGCAACTTCCTTATCGGAGTCAATCCCACTGTTCCACAGTTGAGAGTTCAGTTCCGACACGGGATCCTTCTGACCGAGAGTGGTCAGGGAGTTCTCGATGTACCAACCACCAGGACCTTGGAAGGCATGGGTGTACATCTTTGCCCAAGGCAAGTCTTCCCCTTCGGGAGCAGGAAGGAAACGGACGACAGCATAGCCGTTACCTGCTTTATCTACCTCGGGCTTCCAGAGACGATCGTCTCCAGAACCACCATTGCTGTTCATTTTTTCGACTTCCTTGACCAGTTTAGAGGTCAAAGAACCGAGACTGGATTGCTTTTTGAGATTTGCGAATGACATTAGATTTGGCCTTTGTACTTGTGTATTCTAGGATGCTGAGGAGTCTTTGTCAACACGACTGCGGACTTCATCAAGGGTCCTTTTCATATTACCGAATAGGACACCCACATCGGTGTTCTTTGGGAACCCCATCATTATAGCAGATGCTTGGATTTGTTCCTTCATCTGCACCGCATCTGGATCATCTCCCGCAAGGGAAAGACGAGTCCACATAATTTGTTGTTTTTCAATTAGTTCTTCAAGAAGCGTAAGATTATCTAGTTTCTCATTGTGTGAAAGAGAATCAAAAGAAATCATATTATTATAGATGTCTTCCTGAAGTCTATTAATCTCTGCGAGTTCTGCACGAACTACATCAGACTTAAAAAAATCACTCACAGATTATGCTCCTCAGAATTTGTTTGTGCTTCTGCACATCGATATTTAGAAAGGGTTCATACTTCTTAAGTTTGAGGGAAACCGAACCCCAAATAGGATCATCCAGTTGCTTATCAAACTTTTGTCTGAACTCAAATATTCTATCATAAATCACCAGAGTTTCTAGTGAAATTTTTCCACCAAGATACTTTTTTAACAGAGTTGGATGACCTTTCGAACAATCGAAAACATCCTCTAATTTTCTCTCCGAGAACAATTCGTTGCTTTGCTCTGTAAACAAGTAAGTCAAACTCTGATTCCTCTTGAGCCAGTTTTGATACTCTGTCTCTCCTTCTTTGATTAAACCACCAATCCATATCTTTTCTGGGGAATCGGATGAGCAAAAGTTTGCGATGAAATAGTTACGGACTTCTTCGTCCTTTTTCTGTCTAGAAAGTTTTTCGAACCAATACTTATCTTTACGCTTATTGAAAGCAGATACAGATGCTCTAGTTCTACCACCATACTGGAAAAAGTCATACTTCTCTTTTGTGAAGTGGTTCTTCAAAGACAAATATGTTTGATAGCAATCAAACGGAGTCACTGGAATTTTGTTCTTGTTCACGTTGCATTAACATCATTTGGTATCGTTCCATTGGAGAATAAGTGACATCATGATCGTAATAAAAATACTGACGACCGACACGAGGAACATCTGTCTGCCAACCATGAGGATCAATGAATCCACTTTGACTAGAAGTGTGATAATGAGTTACTTCTTCTTCGTCACCATCCCATCTCCAATCTGTGCAAGAGTCAACAGTAAGAATAGGGATGTAAGTGTGATTTGATGCCATTCTCAGGTGTGCATCATGCCACGAATCAAACACAATCATCTGAGGATCATCAAGTTCCATCTTTCTACCATTGGTAGAATGGAACATAAGATCAAGATTCATCTTGCTGATTTTATCTACCAGTGGTTTCTCACCTGCCTCACTATGACCAAAGAGATCATTGCAAATTAAAGTAGCGGCAGAAGGAACATAATATTGGTTTTCTGTTCTATCAGTCAATTCAATGACAGTGATAGGATCATTCTCTACCCTACCTAGAGCATGTTCCATATCGTTTAGGACGAAGGTCTTAAAGGTGGCACCAATGATATGACCATTCTTGTTGTAATGTCTAACCTCATTCCTACGAATGGTGCCCTTAGACTCATTTTCTTCAAAGTTTGTGCCTAGATGAAGGTAAAGATTGCACTTTTTTTGATGCTCTTCAATTTCTTTGAGTGCATCTTTAATCTCATCAATATCATTTTCCCATCCATTGAGGTATCCAGAAAGAGATGCCTCTGGTGTAAGGAGATGGTCAACCTCATTTTCCTTTGCCCAATCAAGCGCTTTCAGAATCTCTCTTTTGTTCGCTTGAATGTTGGTTCCTACAGGAATTTGAGCACCAGCGAGTCTAAGACTTTGACGAGGCATTTCCATGCCATGAGGTCCAGTGAAGTACATTATTAATCAATAGGTAAACGAGCTCTAGATGTTTTCTTCATGAAGTTCAATTTCAGTGCGTCACACTTAATTTTTTCCTTCAAAGGTTTGGAAATGATCTTTGACACTGATTCTACTTCAATGTTGTTCACTTCGCAGAAATGAACAATTGCATCTATGTAGTTCATGTCTTCTTCTCTTTGCACAATCCTCTCAATTTCCATCGCAAAGGTTGTAGCAGTGAGAAACTTCTGATCAAATACTTTTTTAAGTTCCTGTTCCATATTGGTTTAGTTTGTGTTCTACAAAGTTTTGGACGTATCTTGCAAGTAATTTAATATACTCAGTCTTTTCTTCACCTCTGATGACATACTCTACAACTTCGCCATTTTCACATGACATAAGGATAACAAACTTCTTGACAAGAATATCTGTCAACTCGTAGAACATACAGGCATATGCTGCTGCCTGTACAAAGTAATTTTCAATCCACTCTTTGGGTTTGGGTTTTGCTGCTGTCTTAAAGTCAATGACTGCCAACTCACCATCATATTCTGCAATGCAGTCAACGGTGCCAGCAATACCCAAGTGAAGACTGTAAAGACTGTCTTCCAAAGCGTGGATATTGTCAATCTTATTCAGATATGGTTTTGCTTGCTTAAACAAATACTCTGACAATGGTTGAACGGAAGGGAGTTCTTCATTCTTCAGGTAACTTTCAGCAAGAGAGTGCATATCAGTCCCACGGCTTGTTGCCTTTCTAGTAATCTGATTTGCTTTCTCTTCGCCTACTTTTTTTCTCCAATCAGCAAACACCTGCCGATTGTAAAAACTGGTGACCGAAGTAATGGACACCAGTTTCCGAAGTTCATCCTCTGTGGGAAGTTTATAGTAACGAACTCCATCAATACTCTCCCTCTCAAGTTGAGGGAGATTCACGTCAACAAAATTAAACATTAAAAACCCATTGCCAGTTTCTTGATGATATACTCCTTGACAAGTCCAGAACGAACAATATCTTCAGTGTCAAATTCGACGATATTGAATGATTCCATTTGCTCAATGATTTTCATGAAATCCATGATTCCATTTCTTTCATTAGATTTTGTCAAGTCGGATTGGGTGGCGTCACCACAGAACATAATTTTAGAATTGTCACCCACTCGTGTAATTATACTATCTAATTCGTGAAAATTCAAGTTTTGACACTCATCCACGATGAGAATTGCATCATCAAAGGTGGTTCCACGAACAAAAGATGTAGACCAGAAGCTAATCGTCTCCTGTGCCTTTAGATTACCATACAGCATCTCAAAGTCTGCATCTGTGGGCATCTCAAACATATACTTGACCATATTCTTATAAGGAATCTGGTAAAGTGCAGACTTGTCTTCATGGTCACCAGGGAGAAATCCAATCTCTCTTGTAGCGACCAAAGAACGAATGATGTAAATCTTGTTATAAGGTGTGTACTCGTTGAGAACGTCTTTTAGTGCATTATATAAAGCAATAAAAGTTTTTCCTGTTCCTGCACATCCATATAGAAAAGCATTCTGTCCTTTTTCGTATGCGGCAAAAAACTTTTTCTGGTTTTCAGTTAGAGGTTCGATATCAACCAATAAATCTTGGTTGATTGGTTTTCTCCTCTTCATTTGTTTTGCAGTATAACCAGCACCAACAGGTGAAACTTCAACAGACTTTCTCTTTCTGGGCATAAGTTTTAGTCGAGGGTTAGTTTTTGACGGTTTCTACCAGCTGTCTGTGCTTTTTTAAGCACATCATTCCAGCCAGGGTTTTTATTATACAGTTTATCCTTCCACTCACCAACTTCACCCACACCAGGTACAGTTGATGGATCAGAATAATCACGCAGCCAATCTGGATTGTCTGCTTTCCATTGATCCCAGTCATGAACACTCATGACTACTTCTTTTTGTTCACCAGTTTTCGTGTTTACTACAGGATAGGATGCCATGATGATAATAAAAAAGTATTTAGACCCACTCAAGTGCTTCAGACACTGCTGGGAAGACTTCGGTAAAAATCTTCTTGCACTCGTTTGCAATATCCATGTGTTCCTGCTGAGTGCCGTTAGCAGAACGCAGTTGGATATAGTGAATCCATGAGCGACATGAACCTGACATATAGAGTCTGGTTGGAGTTGCCAGAGGAAGTACAAAGCGAGCACACTCTTTTGCGATGCCCTCGTCCAACATTTGCTGATACAAATTCATTCCCTGACGGAAGTGATTTTGCATCAGAATCTCAAACCTTTGTTTCTTATGCTCGTCAACGTTATCAATAGAATTTTGACGATTCTTATGATCTTGGGATCGCAGTGCTGGGAGGGGAATCTCCTCGGAGAGTAAGGAAGAATCAGCATATCGTTGTGAGAACTCTTGATATGTGAACGAACGATGTCGCAAAATTTGAGCTGCCAGACCACGAGTAGTTTCAATCTCCAAAGTCATGAAACTCTGTTCAAATACAGACCAGTGATTGTGCTTGATGCAATATCCCAACAATTTTGCATAGTTAGGATTATCTTGATTGCTAGGGTTTGAGACTCTAGCAATATATGCCATATTCTCTTCAGGATTCGGTGTTGCTTGAATCAGTTTTACTTTCATTCTTCCTCATTTGTTTCAATTTCAATTGCTTTTTCGCTGCCTTTCTTGCTTTACGCATGAAAGTCAGTTCTCCTTCATTATACAACCATGGTTGCTTAAGTGCTTCTTTAGTTAATCTGATTGTGTCCTTGAGACGCATAGTAGACCTCGTAATACTTGATGATACCGTGTGTAATCATATTGCCCTGAGACACCCAATCATGGGCGCACTCATATATGCTCTGATTAGAATATTTAGGTGTACCATCTGGAGTCAACTCTGATCCAAATCTCTGCAGAAGCGTCTTCAAACATGCTTGTCTGACCTTCATCTTTTGATCAGAGTATCTCCAATCAGTCAGGGTATCCGTCATCGTCGTCAAAAATTTCGTCGTAATCGTGGTGAATTGTAGACAGTGTAGAAGATCCTCCATACATATCAACTCTTTCTTCTGCAACAGCACGGAAAGAGTCAACATCAGAATAAACTTCCGATTCTAGAGATTCAACCAAAAGTTTCAGATTTCGTACAATTAATTTTAACTTGTCTCTGTCCATGGCAGTCTAGTTTACTCATATTATAAACAAAAAAAGAGGGAAAGTCAATTCCCTCTCGTTACTAAGACTTTCTCAAGCCAGTCTTTCATGTGAATGCGATAACAGGACCAGTAGTAACATCCTCTGTATTTGAGTTGATAACACGCTGGTGGTCTATTATCTTTATCCATATCATCGTAATGATATCGATAATACTCCATCACTTGTTATAGGTGCGTCCACGATAGCAGAAAGTACCGTGAGTTTCCTTTGGTTCGTGACCACAGGTTTCGTAAACCACACCACGATATGCAGTGTGAGAAATCTGTGCATCGTGAAGAGCAGATGCCTTGTTGATCTGCTTTTTGATGAGAGTTAAGGTGTTCATGAGTTTACTCCTGAAATACTAGGGATTTTTAGCCCCGTTCCTTCAGTCGTTTGCGTCCCAATAGCACTCAGGTGCAGATTCCTTGACGGTCTCTACTAGTTCTACCTTCACAAGTGCAGGTAGATCATCATGCTTGGAAATCCGAATCATTAAATCATCGGCTTCCTTACATGTGAGCGTTGTGTATAGAAATAATTCTAACATGGGATGAACGCTCCGTTCCGCGACTTACTTGCGTCCTAGACCAGCATCTCATTGCACTCACCTTTTACCTTAGATCTAAGATAACCGATAAGATTATACTTGGATCTGGTGTCTAAATTGTCATCCATAAGGATTTCAATTCGTTGTTGTAGATACCTTTCACAACTCATATGCCACCCATAAGGTGAACTATCATTATGATGGGCTAAGGTAAATGCCAGTAGGATACTGAGCATTGGATGAACGACAAGGATATTATAGTCCTCGTTTCTATTTATGTCAACACTGTTGCAATCACTACATTTTGTATCATAGCGAACCCTACAGAGCAAAAAATTTGGGGAATTTTTTTTCCCGATATTTTGGATTATTTTTTCGATTTTGGTTTTGGGTCTTCTCCCCATGTCTTTGGGTTGGCAGTGCCTGGACCCCAGACAATACTCTTCAACCCCTCACGATACTTGTCCCAGTACATATCAAAGAGTCTCAATCTCTTTCCAGTTCTGGTCAAGTCATAGTATGTTTTCCCATCAATAACGTATGTAACCAAGTATGCATCATTAGGCAGTGACTTGTCATTGAGCTGCCTGGTGTTAGCGTTCTGATGGAGCACGGTACAACCGTAGATTCTTTTACAATCTTGCAGTTCCTCCGCAGTCCACAGATCGTTATCAGCCACGGGATCCCCAGATGATGTCGGGATAGGCTTCTTTAACAGTGTTGTGGGTGATTTTGTATCGTTTTCCAAGTTGCTTATCCTTTACTAGACAAAGACATTCAGCTTCTTCTGGGTGAAGCGACTCAAGAAGTTGAATGAACATAGACTCCCTACGAGTGGTCTTCAGAGAGTCATTACCCCCCTTCACAAAGTTATAGAGGATTCTATACTGACTGTTGAGTCTGCTTACACCTTCACCAGTCTTATTGTCGTTAGGGGTGTAAGGAACCTCACCATCGGGCACCGCAGACTCAATGGTCTCATCAAAATTCCAAACAAAAAGATGAATCAATGCAGGACTTCTATACTCTTGCAAGATAGAGATCTTTTCTGCTTTTGTTTTTGCGTTTGAAACTTTTTGAAATACCTCAGTTACAAGAGGATTGGGGGGCAATTTAGCCATGATTAAACTCCAAAATAATTAATCTTCTTCTTCAAAATCGTCATCATAAGTGAATTTGAATGCAATCAATGAATCATGGATGACGTTTCCATTTTCATCATACATCTCTGGGTGCATTGTTGGTTGTTCAGTTGCATTATACAACAGATACTCTCTGGTTGTCCATCCAACCACTCCACCAACCAAGAACGCCATGAACGCAACTAACGTTCCAAAAACAAGACTGACTGCTAACATTTTAGTTCTCCTGGAACTCCCTAATTGGTCGTTCCTCAAGGGAACAACCACTTTACTTAAAGTGTGAGTTGTTCCTCCATAACTTAAAATTTATTTATACTATTATAACAGGTTTTGCTCCTGAAGGAAGTGCAATGTGTCTTTGCATCCTCCAATGTGTTGGTTGTTGATTGAAACCTGTGGGAAAGTGGCACCCTCACCAAACTCTTTGTAGAATTGCTCCTTAGTAAAGTCCTCTTCATACTTATATTGAATGTAATCAATGTGAAGAGTATCAAATAACATTCGGACTCTTTCGCACCATTGACAATTATCTTTGGAATAAAAAACGGCTTTCATTTTAGTCTTTTGATTTACTTCCATGGTTCTCCTAAGACCCAGGTCACTAAACTATATCTAGTCCCTCTCGTAACTGGAGAGACTTTGTGCATTGTGAAACTCGGAAAAACAATTGCAGATCCCTTACCACAAAACTCTTTAGGGGTGTATGGTTCAGTTTCTCCTAGTTCACCAAAAGTATCAGAAATATATGTAGGGTCGGAGAACATCAACTCTCCACCGTCATAATCTTCTAGATCCGACAAGTTTATAGTGATGCTAATCTTTCTTACTTTACCAGCATAATCACTGATGCGTTTTGATCCTTGATATGCACTTGGATGGTCTGATCCTCCGTCAGCGTGCCAACTGTAGTGCCCACCGACTTTGTATTCTGTGAACTGAAGTTTCTCACACACAGATACATCCCAGTTCCAACCAGCACCCTGATTTGCAACCTCGACTATCTCTTGAATCTTTTCATAAATCCAGCGATCATCTAGCCATGCAATGTTGCAGTCTCTGGCACTCTTATTGACTTGTTTATTCAAACTATCAGCATATACTTTCCCCACATTCTGATCATCAGACTGTCGATTAAGTATAGAAGTTCCCTTCTCTATAATTTTATCACACTCTTCTTCACTAAAGATGTAATCAAAATGCCAATAAGTAGTCTGTAAGTGCATGATATATTTCTCGCAAGTAAATTATAAATGTAAAAGATAGAGATGTCAAGCTCTAAAGTTAGTTCTTGAAGAATTGAAGTCAACAGATGTTACACCAACACCAGGATCTCCATAGTCTGTTGGACCAGCAGAGGAGAAACTGACATTTGGATTGCTTCCACCTGTATCACCTTGCGAACTTATAGCGATGTTCGTAGATGTAGAGTAAGTATAGTTTCCATATGTGCCCTGACCACTTCCATCAGAAGGAACTCTCCAAAGAATTAACACATTTTGTGCAGATCCAATTACGCTTTCGTCTGTCTTAGAGAGATAAACAAGATGACCACCATCACTTGAATCAAGTCTCAAGACTCCCTCTGGATTACCATCACTTGTTTTGTTTGAGGCATCACCGACCATCTTATTCTGCCACGCAATGCTACCATCGGTAACATCAAACTTGATAAAATGAGTTACCTCTTCAGTAGATTGAATGACAGCATAGCAGTAATCACCGTCATAAACATAGGTTCTAGCCTTAGCAAAGTCAGTTGTTGCTCCAGTAGTAGAGTCTGTAATCGTCCACCCAGCAACGTAACTCAAACCATCATTGAGAACAAAATACGTTTGAGTATTAGAACTACTTCGTTGAGCTGATGCTAGAAGATTCGTTCCATTAGTCTTGATACCTCTGAATCTCCATAGGTTACTGTTGCTCCCAATGTAAGTATTTTTAATTCCAACCAAAGAGTCTGCTCCTAGTCCAGTCTTAATAATGGCTGAGTATCCACGTTGTCCGACGTTTGGAGTGAAAGTAACTCCTCCAGATGTCTGCATGTAAAAGTGAGTTCCTAACTTTGCAATCTCTCCAAATCTGAGACTGGCAAGTCCTGATGGACCACCATTAAATGCATGACTAGTATTTCTTGTGCCATCAGATGCATCAAAGGTATATGAAGATCCTCTATGAATACCACCTGGTGGATATGGTCTTGGGTAGTCAGCAAATCCACCCATCACAGCGTCTCCACTGCCATTAAAATTTACATCATAAGCGTAGTCAGATCCATTACTATCATTTGGATAAGCCCAACGTGTCTGCCATTGTTTTTCACCACTAGAGTTTAGTTTAGTGAGAAATCCACTATTGTTATAAACACCAGATCTATTAACTGACCCAGCAATAAAGATATTATCACTATCATCTAGGTTTACACCTTCAATCCTATTAGATACATCATCAGTTGATGCACCATTAAAAGCTTTCTCCCAAACTACCTTACCAAGTTTAGTTAACTTCGTGACGTAGATAGCTGTAGTCACAGCTGCATTTAGATATCTCACTCCACAAACAATGTAGTCACCGTTGCTATCGATGTTGAGTGATAGATAACTACTGCTACTTCTGAATATGTTCGTGTTATCTCCTATGATAAGGAGCCATTCTTTACGATCATTCTCATGCACCAGAGTCCAAGTATCATCTTGTTTTTTATAAACTTGATTCGCTGCTTTCCATTGACCACTATCTTTGATAAACAACTGAGTTGGAGTCACCCAGTTCCCATCATCATTTACATAAAGATTGGGCATAATTAATTACCTGTATAATACCAAATGTCACCGTTGTGACCCACAGAGTTACTTCCTGGTGTTGATGCGGCAGAAACATAGAAAGAACCAGAAGCATTACTCGTAGAACCGATGGTGATACTTGATCCAGTAGATACGATTGGATTGATCCCACTATAATTTTCTTGATAGATTGTTCTAGCAGGTGCCGTGATTGTTACTGCAGCACCAGAGACAGGACTTACATCTAAGTTCTCACCAAAGTTAACGGTTCCTGCTGTTCCAACGACAACTCCATTATCTTTTACCTCAATACCACCACCAACACCAGTAATGTTGGTTAGACCAGAACCATCACCAACAAATTGAGCAGCAGTGACAACTCCGATCGTTTGAAGATTACCCTGAGCAGTGATTGTGATAGCAGTTCCTACTCTAAAGGAATATCCTGCTCCGACTTTCAAGTCAGACTTAACTGTACCACCGATAGAAACATCGGTGCTGATTGCGACTTCAACAGCGTTGATGTTTAAGTTGTTAACACTATCAATCTTCGGTGTACCACTGACACCGATAAGATTAATTTTCTTTGCACCAAAACCCTTTTCTGCCATGACAGTTCTTTATTGAATATTTATCTTGAGATAGTAATACCAGTCATTGCAACACCTTGAAACGCAAGTAACACATCATTATCTAACGCTGCTGGTGGATCAGGATCTGGATCAGGATCTGGGTCGGGATCTGGATCAGGATCTGGTGGAGTGACTGTGTATGGATTGTATGCAATCCTCGTGCTGGCACCTCTCAAATTGTAGGAACCAGTCCAGTACGCAGTATTAGTATCAACAGCGTCATCATCTTGATAAAGATCCGTTCCAACCTCTTGAGTTGCGTGACTATTTAACCAAGTTTTCACGTCTAAAGAACTAGATGATGGTCTAGACTCCATGTATAAAGCTATGAGACCTGCTGCAACAGGAGCAGCAGCACTGGTTCCATTGAAAGATCTATCGTAGAACCGAGTATCATCTTGTCTCTGGTAATTTTGATTACGTCCAGTTGATGTAGCAGCGATAGTTTCATCAGCAGGTGCCCAGAGATCGATGCCAGGACCATTATTAGAATAAGATGCCTGCCTCTCTCTGTAATCAGAAAGAATAAATTCATCCATTGCACCGACACAAATGACTGGATGGAAGTCAGTTCCACTATCAAATCCAATCCCTTGAGGATTCATCCAGTCCCTGTGATTACAAGGCACAGTTCCTGCGGGAAACTCTGCCCTGGGATCCGTAGTTCCAAAATAATTGTCAGACATATAATTCAAACGATCTGGATCGGTAGCACCAATTCCCAGTCTCTGATTATTATTACCTGCTGCTGCCACATAGATGACTCCTTCTGCCATCATCTCATTAGCAGCAGTGTCGATCGAATTAGAACGTGATGAAGTTGACCAAGACTTATATGCAAAAAGAATCTGATTATTAAGACCGTTCTTCATTGCCGTTACTAAATCTGTAGTCGCAACATTCCCATTAAAGGTTCCTGTTGTCCCTCTAAACTTATAACTTACTACACTACCACCATAGAATGCCGCTTGATACCCCCAACTACCATTTGCAACCGTGGGATTCTTAACACCAGTTTCGGAGTTTACTGGTTTGTGCTTGTGAAAAATCTTCAGTAGGTCATAGTTAGCTTCAATACCCATGCTAACATTGTCAGAAATACCAGGAAGATTCCAAATGTTTGCTTCAAATGCCAGTCCATAAGTCTTACCAGCAGCAAGAGAAGCACAGGCAGTTCCATGACTACTGGTTAAACTATTAACACCGTCTAGTCTATCTCCCACTGCTCTAGCAGCGGTGTAAGTAGCGGGAATAGATACGGTTCCAATAGATGCAAACTCAGCAGATCTATTAGCACCATTCTCCCACCATGCCTCTGCGGATGCTGTAGTGATTCCAGTTCTACCATCTGGTTTCGTATATGTGAACCCATTAGTATTAAAGTAGTCTGGATCAATATAATACGGACCATCCAGAACAATATCACTTACTCTAGATGTACCATCACTTTTTATAAACTCTGGATGGTATTGAGATACACCAGAGTCATGAATAACAATATCAACGTTTGCACCAGTCAGAGTGTAAGTTACATCACCAAACTTTACTGGTGGATTGCCAGTTACTCCTGCCCAGAAATCACCATTCGTTTGAATACCAGTTCTGGGAAGAGCCCAAGTTGTTCTGTTTAACTCACCAGGATCAAACGCATCAAGAGTGATTGCACCATACATGTTAGGATGGACAGTACACTGATAATAGTATGTACCTGCT